AGAGTAAATGCCTTCACTCAAATGACAGTAAAGGCACTGCAATAATGTCATTCTTTCCTAACATGGCTGGCGGCATTATCACTGTTGGTCTTGTTGCCGCATCTGGTGGAACTGAAACAACGGACGGGGATTATAAGGTTCATACCTTTAACTCTAGTGCTGATTTTACGGTAACGTCTAGTGGTGATGTTGATTATTTAGTCATCGGTGGTGGCGGTGGTGGCGGCGGTGCTTTCCGAGGGGGCGGGGGTGGTGCTGGCGGGTATCTTAACTCTTACGCTGCGGAAACTGGTGGGGGTGCTTCTGGTGCGAATGGGACAGATATTACAGTTTCAGCCAGTCATGGCGGCGACGGTGTGTACGCAATCACTGTTGGGGCAGGCGGCGTGATGAACTCTGGATATAACCCTGGAACCATAGGTTCATCAAGTGTTATTGAAGCCCTAATCACTTCTTATGGCGGCGGTGGTGGCGGTGATTATTCGAACTCTGCTCCTACAGGAGAGACCCTTGGTTCCGGTGGCGGTGCTGGACATGGCGATCAAGCCAATAATTCTGGAACTACGGTTACGGCAACTCAAGGGTATGCAGGCGGGGACACTCTAAATGACCTAAACAGCCTTGGCGGTGGCGGTGGCGGTTCTGGGGGTGTGGGCATTGAAGGTGGCGGTTCTGGCGGAACAAGAGGTGATGGCGGTCCCGGCCTTTCTAGTTCTATTACTGGCTCTGCGGTTGTTCGTGGCGGCGGCGGTTCTGGCGGAAACTATCCTCCCGGCAACGATACCGTACCGGATGCCGGTGGCGGTGGTGGTGGCACAGGCGGCACTGGCTCTAGTGCTAATAACGTAACGGCTGGAGCGGCGAACTCAGGCGGCGGTGGTGGTGGTTGCTCCAATATTAGTAGTACCAACGGCACAGGCGGTTCTGGCGTTGTAATTATCAGGTATAAGTTTCAGTAAATGGCACATTACGCGGAAATAGACAGTAACAATATTGTGGTCAGGGTTATCGTAATTGATAATGCTCAAGAGGCGCGTGATGGTGAGTCTGGAGTAGCAGCTTGGTGTAAGAGTAGACTTTCTGGCACTAAGTGGGTAAAGACCTCTTACAATGGGAATATTCGTAGTAAGTATGCGGGCATTGGCTATTACTACAATGAGGCTGACGACAGATTTGAACAGCCTCAACCTTTTCCCTCTTGGACTTTGCATGATAACGGAAATTGGGTTGCCCCAACTCCAATGCCACAGGGAGATTTATGGTCTTGGAATGAAGATACCCAAAGCTGGGTTGAAGTGATAGGAGAGTCCTAATGGCAGTTTACAAGCAAGAGCAAGATAGGAGATAAATCACGATGGAAAAGTTAAAGACGATACTAATCTGGATGAACGCTGAATTGAATTGGCGGCTGATCCTCGCATTTGCGGTGGGTATGTTGGTTCAGGCACACTTTAATATAATCTAGCGTAAAGATCATACAATATGTTTAAAGTATTAGTAACTACATTTATGTTTCTTATGTTTACTTTAACTCCAGTGTCTTCTAATGCACAACAAGCACAATGCGGTAAAACAAAAGATGTACGTGAAGCATTAGCAGACGCAGGGGAAGCTGTTGTTGTCCAGATGTTGACCCATAACAATATACTCGTAGGTATCTGGAGAGACGATGCTAGACAGAATTGGACAATTACTGTAACATATCCAAAAGCTGAACAAACATGTTTGTATCTACATGGTCTTGGGTTCGTTAATACTATTTGGCATTTAAAACAAGATAACAAAAAACTGTAATATAACTAAATAAAGAGGTATAGAATATGAGTGACTTCACTCCACAAGTTGCATGGTCAGGTAAGGATGCCTTAAGTGACGGTGATTCAAATAAGATTATCTCAGGGTCTGATTTTAACACTGAGTTCTCAGGTGTTCAGACTGCAGTAAACTCTAAATATGACTCAAGTGACCTTAGTACTGCTCTTCAACCTTATAATGCAGATACTGCTTTATATGTAGTAGGTGAGATTAAGATGTGGCCTACAATGACACCACCTACTGGTTGGCTTATTTGTAATGATGCTAACTTATTAAGGGCAGGGACTTATGCTGATTTATTTGCAGTCATTGGAACTACATACGGCAGTGATGATGGTACACATTTCAATCTCCCTGACTTCAGAGGGCGTTCCGCTGTAGGTGTTAGTGAAATAGTAGCTTCTGATGGATTAACTGGTGATGCTGCAGATGCTACTGTTTTTGTATTAGGTGATAAAGATGGTACAGAATCACATACGTTGCTTACAGCTGAGATGCCAGCACACACCCACGGTGTGGACGGTGGTGGGATTTCAACTGCAGGTAATACACGTAATCAGCCTGGAAGCGGTGCCAGTATTACATCTGGATCAACAGGAGGAGATGGTTCTCACGAAAACAGATCACCTTCTTTAGCGATCAACTACATCATTAGGTACTAAACATGCCTGTAGATCACACAAAGCGTTTGAATGATACAGGGGCTAGGAAGTACCTACAATGGGTCCCTTTAGGTCTTATAGTCTTTGCTTTAATTAGTGGTTGGTTTACCTTAGTTGGTGATGTTACTGCTCAAGACCAGAAGCTAAATTCTCATGTTAAAACTTCAGATAAAGTAGAGGAACGTGTATATGAGAACACTGAGTCTGTTCAAGAGCTAAAGACACAGACTGCAGTCATTAGGAATACTCAAGAAAACATACAACGTACTTTAGATAGTAATCAAATTGATCTTAAAGCTATCTTAAAAGAAGTTAGTAAATAATAATGTTATCATTACTAGGTTCTTTATTAGGCTTTGGTACTTCTTTCCTCCCAAGGGTACTTGACTTCTTTCAAGACAGAGCAGATAAAGCTCATGAACTTGAGATTATGACAAGACAAGCAGAGATACAACTTGATCGTACATCTATTGATGCAAACATTAGAGAAGTTGAGACAATACATGAACATGATTCTGCTTTAGACGGTGGTGGGTTCATTAACGGTTTACGTGCTTCAGTACGTCCTGTGATTACTTATTTGTTTATGTTCCTATTTATAGCAGTAGAAGTAGCTACGTATGTACTACTTCTGAACAACGGTATTACCCCAGGAGATGCTTTACTTAATGTATGGAATGATGAAGTAATGGCTATGTGGTCTGCTATATTAGCATTTTGGTTTGGCGGTAGACAGTTTAGGAAGTGAGAAAAACTAATGAAGAAGGTGTTGAATTGGTTACCCAGTTTGAGGGATTTAGTGATACAGTTTATACTGATTCTAGTGGCATTCCCACTATTGGTTTTGGCAGTTGTTTTACTCCTAGGGGCATTAGGGTTAATTCAGATCATAGAGATATTACCTTTGAAGAAGGAGTTCAGTATTTGGAGTATGGCCTACGTACCTGTGAAAGGTCTATTAAATCATTAATCAAAACTCCTTTAACATCTAATCAGTTTAGTGCTTTATCTTCGTTTATATATAACATTGGCTCAGGAAACTTCCAAAGGAGCACTATGAGGATGAAGTTAAATAGAGGAGACTACAAAGGTGCTTGTAATGAATTCTGGAAGTGGCGTAGAGCAGGTGGTAAGATACTTAAAGGTTTAGTTAGACGTAGAGAAGCAGAACGTAGATTGTTTATTAAGAAGGATACATAGAATGAGTTATCGTACAGTTATAGATAAAGTGTTACGTAGACTACGTGAGGACACTGTAGGTGTCGATTGGACAAGTGTGCTTGAGACTGCTTCAGAAGCTGATGAATACCAAAGACTCATAGGTGACTTCGTTAATGAAACTAAAGACCTTATTGAGGATGCTTGGAATTGGTCCTCTTTACGTTCAATTGAAACAGTATCCACAGTAGCATCTACAGCTACTTATGACATGAGCAACCTTGATGATCGTTCTAGAGTTCTACAGGTGATTGATAATACAAATGATACAGAGCTTACTCAGATTAGTGATGATCTTTTTTATCATTATACTTATATCGGTACTACTCAGGAAGGGCAACCAACGTTCTACAGACTAAACGATAATGATATATCTTTCTATCCTACTCCTGATGCAGTGTTTGACATTAAAGTACATGCAGTTGTTCCTCAAGTAGATCGTACTTTAGCTACAGATACTATTACTATACCTGAGCATCTTGTAGTCTTAGGAGCTTATGCTTTAGCTCTTAATGAACGTGGTGAAGACGGTGGTACTTTAACTGACACAGCAGGGAAGAGATTTCACGACTCCTTGACTGATGCAATCTCCCTTGATGAACTTAGAACAGTGAATGAAACGACTTGGTATGCCAGCTAAACCATTAACACCTATATCATTAGAGAGTCTAGGGTCTAGTGGGCTTAACACACAGTCTCTTAACTCTTCCTTAGGACCTGAATGGTTAACCATAGCTGATAACGTAGCTTATGACCTTCAGGGACGTATGGGTCCACGTAAAGGTTCTAAACAAGTAACTAAGACTATAGCTTCTCCTATAAAGTCTATAGGTGCTTATATTAAACCTGATAGCACTGTTGAAGTCTATGGTGGATCAGGAGCTACTATTATTAAGATGGACACCTCTGTAGTACCTCATAGTTTAACTAC